AGAGTACGATAAACATATGGACTGTGTTAAGAAAACTATTGATTTGTTTGTCAGTCATAAAAACAGGCCTTCACACTATAAAGATCCTGCAAGGTATAACCACTTAACATATATGTGCACTTTTAATATGTTAAGTGTGACTTCATTTATTGATTTTTGTAAAGATATTGCTAAAATAAGAGAGAGTGTTCAGTGGGCTCCACATATGTTAGAACACGCAGAGCAAGCAATAGATAGAGCTACAACTGGTGATAAATTAGGTAATACTTGGCGTAAACATTCTGACATGAAGTTGGATTATTTAATGTCAACAGAAAGCCCTGAACACTATCTTGGTACTCAAATTATCAGACTTGATATACCATTTCTCAATGCACCAACACAATTAGCTATCGAAACCTTAACTGATGACTTTGATCATTACTTTGAAGAATGTTATCAGTATCTAAATGACTCTCCATGGTTTCCACAGTACGAAGTTGAGAGGTTTGAGAGAGTATGGAATGTGTATAAAGGCAACAAATGGGATAATGAAACAAGACGTAAGAATAGAAGTTGGTTTGTACAATACGTAGATCAGCTTGATGTTAGAAGGAACACAAACTTCTTAGAGACGTTTCCTGAATATAGTGAGTTATATGAGTATGCCAAGAACATATAATAAAAATCTTGACATTCAAGAAGGACTTAATCATTTTATATATGATAGTAACAAAGTCAGAAGAATAAATTTTGTTAGTCAAAATATTCAAGTAATAAAGACACTAAATGAATGTGACTTCAATTTAGTAATACTACCTAACATACATGTTGGGATGTTTGACTTTAATGAGTTGCATGAAAAGAAGTTATATAATTTTGTTCATCATTTAGTTCTTAGAAACCAGACGTCTGATAGACCGCCTGGAATTTATTATAATCCAGCAAACGATAATATTGAAAATAGAGAATTGATATTAGAGAAGGGTTTCTTTCTCGAAGCATTGTATAAAGACATAACAAGAGCAAGAAAGTACATCTATACCAACGATGAACAAGAATTCACATACATGCTAAAGTATAATGAAGCTCTGAGTTATGTTAATGGTGAAAGAGATCCTATTGAACTTAGATTTACTACTGAAGAAGCAGCATATAAAAATATACCGATTGATCTGCTTGTAAAGTCTATCATAATCAACAGAGAAATTTACATTGATAAATTAGCTAACATTGAAAACGTAAGAATAGAATATGTAAACCTAGCTAAGAGTGCAAACTCATATGATCAACTACAGGGGTATTACGATGAGTTTTATAAGAGGATGATACTAAATGGTCTCCTCTAATATTGGTTGGTATAACAGTTTAAGTATTCTACAGAATCCTAAGTTCTTTGGGTTATCTGGGTTTGATCTCTATGAGACATTCCATAGAATTTTTATTCACAATCTAGCCGCGGTTGATAGATCAAATACAATTAGGTTTCCAATCATACATCAATGTGAGGACTTCCTGTCATTACCCAAGTATAAGCCTTATAACAAGAGTTATGAAGAGGTTTGTATTGATCGAGCTGTTGAGTTAATGGAGCATGCAAAACGAACAGGTAGGAAAATATATATTCTGTATAGTGGTGGTATTGATTCCTCATGTATAATTTGTTCTTTTCTAATTGGCTGTAGTAAGCAAGATATCAACGATTATGTTGTTCTTTTGTTGAATGATAGAAGTATAGTTGAACATCCTGTTTTATATAATAAACATATACTTCAAAATTTTGTAATCAAATCAAGTGGTCAATTCACCAAGTACTTTAACAAGTCTGTTATACTATTACATGGTGAATGTAATGATCAATTAATGGGTCATGACAAGTATATAATGATTAAAGATAAATGGGGACTTGATAAGATATGGGAAAAGTGCACTGACGACAACCTGTTAGAGATCCTTAAATATTTTGCTCATAGTACCGGTAATTTCAGTGGGGAGAAGGATGTAGATAAACTTACTGAAGAGGTGTATGATAAAATATTATTGCCAATAGTAAGCAATAGTGATCTAAAAGATTTGATAATGTCAGAGATAAGATTGTTCTTTTGGTATTTAAATCTTACATTGAAGTTCCAGAACGTATACTATAGAGTTCAAGCATTTAGATCTCGAGGATCGGACTATACATTGAAGAATGAAGATAGCTATATGTGTTTCTATAGTACTGAGGATTTTACATTGTGGTCTTTTAACAACACTGACAAATTTACTGGAACGAGTCTTAAAGAACATAAATTACCATCAAAGAATCTTATATATTCTGTTACCCATGATGATAAGTATCTAATAAATAAAACAAAGGTGAACAGTCTTGGTGCTTTAGTAAAAAGCATCAAAACTACTAATATCATCTATGGTGATGGAGACACTTCTAGTGAAGAAATATCTAAAAATTATTGGAAAGGTTTTGGGTTTTAGCATACTAGCTACAATGTGCTTCTTTGGTGCTTTGGAATTGTCAAAAAAAGAAGTTGATAGAGAAATGATCTTATGGGAATATAGAAAGGATAATTAAGTGGCACTCTATAAACTATTTGTTACCCCGTTATGTGGTTACTGTGCAAAAGCTGAAGACATTTTAAAGAGAAATAATTTGGAATATGAAGTTTTTGAACGATCTCCTGAAAATAAAGTTTATCTGTTTCAGATTGACCCATTACTTGAGGATCTAGATCATGCAGGTGGTCTTACATATCCTCAGGTGTTCGTTGGTGAAAAACGAATTGGTGGTTGTGACGATTTAATCAGATACGAAGAGGAATGTCTACAATATATTGGATAATTTAAAATGGCAGTGACACTTACTATTACGGATTCTAAAAACCAACCTGTTAATAAAGCTGGTGAACCAGAAAAGAATGAACTTAATAAAAATGCTCGGGGTGGTACTGAACTTATGCAAGAGGAATTGTATAAGAGACTACCTAAGGAATTGTTAGAGCAGTTTCAAATTATTCCAACAAGGGCTAGAAAGTTGGAAGACAAGAAACGTATTCTTTGGGTCCATGATCTTGCACAAGATCCTGAGGTAGCTCATCTAACTGAGAAGTATGATGATTATAATAAGATTGTTTGTGTATCTAATTGGCAGAAACAAGAATACATAAATCACTTGAATCTTCCTTGGGAGAATATCCAAGTGATGCTCAATGCTATTAACCCAATTGTACCCCACGAGAAACCCAAGGATTGCATTAATATTGTATACTTCACGACGCCACATCGTGGATTGGAATTATTAGTGCCTACATTCAACCATCTTCATGACACATATTTTTCGAAGATGGATAAACCAGTTAAACTTCATGTGTTTTCGAGTTTTGAAATATATGGATGGGCTCAACGAGATAATCCTTATAAGGATATGTTCAGATATATTAGTGAACATGAGCATATGGAATATTATGGATATGTTGTTCACGAAGAACTAATTGAGAAGTTGAAGGATATGCACATCTACGCATATCCTTGTGTATGGAAAGAAACGAGTTGTATAAGTCTCATGGAGGCTATGTCAGCAGGTTTGATTTGTGTACACAGTGATTATGGTGCATTGTATGAAACAGCTGCAAACTGGACAATGATGTATGGCATGCATATTGAAGCAAATAAACATGCTGAAATATTTGCCCAGAATTTGTATAACGCAGTTAACCTTATTGATGATGAAGCTATGAAAACCAGAATCACGTTGCAGAAGCAATATGCTGATGCCTTTTATAATTGGGATACAAGAGCTATGCAGTGGAAAGGACTATTGGAGGGTATGTTATGAGTCCGGAGGAATGGAACGAAAAACAAGTAATTGAACGTCGTTCGGAAAAGTTAATGAAGCAAATTCAAAATCAACACCCCGCATCAATACTGAGAGCGCTTGATGAAATAAGAATGTACATTTCACACACAAGCCCAGTGATGCAACATAACAAAGATTACTATACCAGAACTATGTTAACATTTGATAAGTTCTTCTTAGTGAATGATGATTGAAAGTCATTTACTAAACGAAGAGAATAAAGACCAATTTATTGAGTTTCTTGAATCACAAAGATCTGGTGATGATAGAAACACTGAATGGTTTGATATGTTACTTTGGCAAGACAACTATCAGAAATATCCATGTTGGACGTTTTCTACGATCAATAATAACATATGGTGTATATCAGCAGTGCAAAACCATTTCTTTCCAAGGGGCGTGTATAGGGTAATGTCGAGATTGTACATTGATCCGAATTATAGAAATAGTGGTGGTAACCCCAAGTACAGAGAAGGACAAGATGCAGCATGGGATCCCCCGTCGATGTTTCTTTTTCCTAAGCAATTGGAATTTGTAAGAACACAAAAAGATTATGTTTGTATGATAATGACAATGGAACATATCAATAGAAGAAGACCACTACACGTAGTTTCGAAATTCTTCAATAAAAAATATGGTACTGCTTTCAATGTTGGATCCAAGATGTGCCAAACTTTTGAAAATAAAAACGATTGGAGGGCTTGGCAAGTGTACACGTGTACAATACCAAACCCTCCATTAAACTTTATGGATGACGAAACGTGGTTATTAAAATTTAAAGATAAAAAGTTATCTAAATTTTAGAATTTTCTCTCATAAACAAATCGTAATCGTGTTTACTAAACTCGAGACTGATTCCAGCTGATATAACACAAGCAGTTCCGGATGAAAAATGCTCAACAAACGAGAATGTAAATTTATTTTTATACTTATAAACAATAATATTAAAGTTACTTCTTTCAACATTTGGATTCTGCGCACTGACACCTGCAAATCCAATCGTTTCTGGCTCTTCCAACCACTTAGTTCTTAGCTCGTTATCAAGATCTTTATATGGTCCGCAACCAACTTGTTTCATAGTCGGTGTTAGTTGCAATTGACTCGAGTAAACTTCAAATGGTAATAAACAAAGCAACGCTACTAAAAGTGTTTTTTTAAACACCGTTCTTCTCCTTGTATATCTCTCTCCATTCAATAAATTGATGAATGTAGTTGTCCCTAGAGACAGTAAATAGTTGTGGCTCATCTTCCTTACATGCTATAACTGTTACAAGGTTTGTGACTGGTATACCTGTTCGTTCTTCAAACATAACTGCATACGCAGATTCTTGCATAAAATAATTACTAATCCATTTCTTGGGTTTTCTCTTTGTCGATGTTTTAAAGTCTATTACCGACAGCTTATTGTCCCAAACACCTATGCAGTCGACTTGACCAGCTACTTTTAGATAATCACTAAAGAGCATTGATTCAACTGCCACAACTTCCTTTAGATATTTATCTAAAATAGGCTTTATTTGTTTGAAAAGAAAAAAATCTAGTGGGGGTACTTTTTTATAGTCTATATCTAGATTTTGAATGTACATCTCACACAATTTATGTACACCGGTACCTCTTCTTGAGGCTCTTGCCGTAATTTTATTGGCGTTCTCTTCACCAACTCTTGCACGCCATTCAAGTATACCTCTTTTACTTATTTGACTGGTAATTGTTGTAACTGAAGGATACTTATCTCCATTAGGTGTTACGTAAAATCTTTCACCATCAATTTGTTCTCTGGTAAGTTCTTCTTGTTCTATAATTGATTGCTTGAACATAATCCCATTTTCTGAATAATGTAATCCTTCACAATGTCGGATCTTACAATATCTTCGATTCCAAATTCAAATCTTTTGAAACCATTCATAGTATTTAGGATATCCAGAAAACGACCTAAACCACTTCGTTCCTTCGAATCTATTAGATCACTTTGTCTATAGTCACCACAAAATATGATTCTACAATTTTTACCAACTCTTGTAATGATACTGTCTAGTTCATGAAAACTCATGTTGTTAATTTCATCGACAATAATAATTGAGTTGTTAAATGTTGTGCCTCTAAGAAATGAGGTTGTAAGAAACTCAACCATGTTTTTATTTTTTAAGACTTCGTATGCATCTCCTCGGTTGAAGAGTTCATTACTTATCATCTTGTAAGGCTCTTCATACACCTGAGCTTTTTGTTTCGCATTGCCTGGTAAAAATCCCATGTCTCTTGTAGGTACGACTGATCTTATAATGTACATTTTATTGTAATCAGCGTGACCTTCAACAATGTCTTGTAAAGCTAAAAATAAAGAAAGAAATGTCTTTCCTGTACCAGCAACCCCATGAAGGACGAGATGATAATTATCATCATAAGCGTTAATGACTTCATATTGTAGTTCGGTCAAATTGTAATGTTTGGTAATATCAACAATGCCAAATTTAGTATGATTGATTTTATTTTTTATATCGATTACTCCTTCTTGTCGAAGTAGCCTTCTTTGTTTTTTGTTCAATCTTTTTGTCATACGTTTATTGTATTGTTCCTCCCTGATGCTTTTTTTATAGATCTAAGGGTATCCTTCCAACCTTCGTCAGTTCTACTAACAGCCATACCTGTACCACTAACGAGTGCAGGTGATGAAGGCATTTGTTGAATATTGGGGTTATCCAATTTATATTGATCTAACTCATCCATTTTTAAAAACATCTGAAACTCTTCACCAGTTTCAGTGTTTAAAAAATTATATGTTGGCATTAAAAGTCCTCGTATTCTTGAATAATGTCAGGGTCAATACTTTTTGATTTGAGTGCATTTTTTAATCGTCTAGTGTTTCGTCTATTCTGATTTTTTTCTTCTTTTTTCTTTTTAAATTCATACTCAAAATCTTCTTCATCATAATCATCAAAACGATATTTAGACTTAGCCATTAGTTTCTTCCTCGGTTTGAATTTGTGGAAACGCTTCCTTAACCACTGTCTTGCTTACGCCTTTAATATCACCAGCCTTCATTTCAAGGACTAGCCGTGCATCAGCAGGATCAATTCCTTCTAGTAATTGGACAAAAATACTTTCACGTTTAATAGGGTGTACATTTGGTTCCAAAACTTGGTCATTTACACTAATGAAATATTTCATCATCCTCATTTTACCAAGCAATGCACCTTCCAAGTCACTATCTTTAGGTGCCGGATCGTATGGAGGATTACCTTCTGGTAGAATCCATTTAATTGTTGGGTTGTAGGTTAATTGAAACAAATCAATTAATTGTGTTGATTGATTTTCTCTAAGAATATTAGCTTTAATTTTAACGTTTTTTGTTTTTCTAACTTCTTCAATAATCTCAGCAAGGCCCTTTGTATAAGCCATCAAAATTCTCCAATATGTTCCATCAAGTTTTTCAGTCTGTTTTTCACAAAATAATTAAACAGTTGATCACGAGATTTGTTGTTGCTAGCCTCATATGCTTCTTTAACTTGATTTTTAATGTCATCAGGTACAAGTGATAAGTCGACTAGACGTTTGTTTCTATTCCAGTTAACAAGAAATGATTGCTGTGTGATTTCACTTACATCCATTTCCATAATGCTATTTAGCGTCTTGGTGCGTAGAGGCTTTTGTCTTCCGTTTATAAAACAATCATCTTTTGACAAAATATTTGGAATTCCATCACTGCGGTCACCCTTCACAATATGTTCCTTGAGAAACATATCTGGGTGATCATGACTAATCCAACGCTTACGTACTGGATCATATTGTTTAACATTTTCATAGGTATGTAATTGGATATAATCCTTGTCGCCAGATAGTATTAGTATTGGTTCTGATCCACCATTTAGCAAATGAGCACCAGCACAATCGTGTACAATTGTTGCTATGATATCATCTGCTTCTGCAGTATCGATTTGAATAACCTTGTAAGGAAATACAGTCTTCAAGTCCTCACGAATACTGTTAAGTACTCCGAAGATCATGTTCCAATCCAATTCAGATTTATCTCTGTATGTCTTACGTGCTGCTTTGTAGTATGGGAAAATTTTCTTTCGCCAATAATTCTTATCATCACAACAGATAATAAGTTCACCATAATCATCGAAGAACTTTTGTCTGTTTGTCCGAAGCGAGTTTAAAACCATATGTCGGACAAGGTCTTCTTCAAGTTGCATGTTTTGACCATGCAGCTGAGCCATTAAGCTCGATATCATCACTTGATTCATATCAACGAGAATCATTATAAACTCCTACTGTTCTTCAAACTCCTCGTCGTCAAAAACAATATCTGAATCTTGTAGATTGATAATGTTCTCGGCAAACTCTTGGAGTGGGTGCTTCTCACCCATTGATCTTAACAAGGTTGACTTAATTGCCTCACTTATAAGAATCATATCATATTTTATATTACTTTCAATGTTAGGTCCACTTAAATCAAAGCCATGTTTTTCTATGGTGCGAAAAACATCAAACGCAAAGTCAGTACAATGTTTTGTAACAAAGTTAAGTCTGACAGCTTGCGCATGCTCTTTGAGCTCAGTTTCGTTCTGTGGAGGGTGTATTCTATGAAGCCCTGGAAACGTGACTATGTTTGAATTTGACATGTTTCTCCTTTACTGAGACTATTTAGCTTTCTTCTTACGTCTCGTTTTCTTAGGAGATGGAGTTGGCTGTTTAATTTCAACTTGACCATAATAATCATCATTCATTTCTTGTGTCCACAACCCAACGTCTGGGTAAACAGAGCCAACAGAACGATTAATCATACCTTTATATGGGCCATACCAGTGATATGCCATTACACGGACAACACTTCGAACAGTGTGTTCCATGTTTGGACCCCACCGACTATCAAGATACGTTCCAGTACGAAGATACGTTTCAAGATTTTGTACGTATGATTCAAGTATATTTAATCTGTTATTGAGCTTCTTGTCATAGTTCCGTTTGAGGTCTTTTTTCAAGGATGCAATCTCATCTTTATTGGATCTAATCCAGGAAAGAATATTTTTAACATACCAGGGATGTGTTTCATCCCTTGAAACAGCCTCGTGTATAGATTTATACTCTGAAGGTGGGCGATTTGCTCGAGCTTTGGCTAGACGTTCACGCCTCTCGGCCTTCTGTTCTTCAGTGAGAGGTTTACGTCGCCGTATAGTTTTCCTAGCCATTTTAGTCCTGTTTTAGTGATTGGGTCCACTCCCAGAAATAAGTCTTAGACTCTTCTGGGGAAAAATTAAATTTACTCATCAATCGATTAGGTGCTTCCATCATATTAACTTCACCACTTTCACGTAGATCAGTGAGGAATTGAAAGACCTCGTCCCTGAATGCATTACTCATTTTCAACTCTCTTTATATAATATTTACCAGATGTGTTGTAACAGAACATTTCATTCATATTTAGGGCTGGTGAATATCTACAGTTGTCTTCTTCAGCCCATTCAAAATCCTTTTTCATCTGGGCTAAATGATCAATCTGCTTCTTTTCAAGCTCTCTATCTTTAATTATGAAGATGTTCTTCTCTATAGATTTACATTGAATCATCTTGCAGAAGATTGATCCACCAAGAATACTCGCAACCGTGCTAATGGGTTCGAAAGCATGTGCCTCCGAA